ACCATCGTCATTGTAAATTCCGATCATTGATGCAGTACCCATAATATATCTCCTATCCGATTCTCTTTATACTATTAATATAGTATATTTCGGATGAAATGTAAACCCCTAAAATGCATTTTTTTTAATTTTTATTGTCTACCCAAAATATTTGATTAGGTGGCAAAAATCCATGTATAAACCATGCAACACCAAAATGTGGATTATCACCACCAGTAAAATCAACCCTGTGATTATAAACTATTGCGGACATACCGTGTTCCATAAACTGTTTGCCTCTCCTTACACCTTGAAAAGATGATACCGGAAGTAGTAGAGCAAATGGTTTTCCAAGATTGTAACAGTGTTTAATAAACTTGTCTTTTTTACTATATGGTGGATTAGTTACTATGCCATCATATACATCATCTGTAGTACACTCAAAAAAGTCTTTACCGTTACTAGACTTCATATCATATCCATTTTCGGTAAAAGCTTTTACTATATTAGATGATATTCCAGACGTTGGCTCATAATATGTTTTACTGCTGTCAAGATATTGTAGTAAAGGTTTAACTTGATTAATTGGAGTGTAACATTCGTCACTTTCTTCATTACGACCTATAGTCTTTAAAACATTAAGTATTGCCATTTTTATCACATGGCGTAATTTCTGGATGACAATGCATTTCATAGAAGCAGTCTATAAATTCCCAACCTAAATCTTCTACTCCAGCTTCATAATCTTCATCATATGCTTCTGTAGCTTCTTCTATCCATTGTTCTTGTTGCTCTTCATCAATTTCATGAAGTTCCGAACCAGCAAGAGACCAGTCTTCCCAACAGCCGTCCCAGGTTTCTAACATTTCAGCATCTTCATAATCTTCACTAATGTCAACAAAGTCTTCATCTGTTTTAGGAAGCAAGTAATCTTCCAATTTAGTTTCCTCAGTGATAATATCATCTTCGCCATAATAGTCTGCAAGATATTCCTGAAATGATTCATAATCTCCTTTATCAGAAAGATATTCTTTAATTTCTTCATCAGTTTCTGGTACACTAATTAACCATGCACCGTATCTCCAGCCTAATTCTTTACGGAGAAAAATTGTATTACCATCTGCATCTTTTCTCTTAAATGAATGCCATTCTATAATAGATTTTTTAACTGATGGTTCTAATCTATAGTATTTCATAATATATCTCCTATTACCAATTAGTGCCGTGTCTACCTTTATCTGGCATAGTGAATAAAGCCTTTACTTTGCCTATTGTGGGTTGTCTTGCAAATACACACCATTGTATAGTTGCAACATCTGAATATGAAGCTTGTACAAATTCTTTAAAGCTTGTTCCTGTAGTATATACATCATCTGCAATAAGAATTGGATCATTAGGATTTCCTGTAGAATATTTGTCAAGTGCATTGCCTAAAGCCCAGCCACCAGTTGGAATACCTACCGCTTTTTGCCAAGGCTGGTGTTCATATTCTTTTATAATCTTAGCAAGAACATGCCACTCTTCAGGCTTAATTGCATCACATTCAAGTTTCCAATTAAGTTTTAGACCCGCATGACTTGTAAATTCTCCGGATTCAAATAAGTTTGCGCTAGTTCTATATGCCACTGGTAAACCTCCTGTAAAAGCATCATTTGTTAGATGATATTTATTCACTAGGCTTTCAAGATATTCCATATATTCGGCAGCTTGATATTCTACACTATCTAACATACCAGATATTTTATATTTTTCGCCAGCCATATTTTTAAGAGTAGCAACCCATTTACTGGGTTGCTTTCTTGGTTTTATATCATTATACACTTTGTCTACGACATCGTGTTCATTTTCTTCTTTTTCAAAACCATGTGTATTATGCATATTAATCGCTTTTTATTATCTTTACACCTTGCTTTTTTCCACATCCTGGACAGTGTAACTGTCCTCTATCAATCATATATTTTTCTTCCATAGTAGGAAGAGTAAAGTAAAATTTACAACTAGAACAAGTTATATGCCAAATAATTTCTTTACTTGATTGGAATGCCATAAGTGTCAATGATATTCTGATTCAAGTAGTTTAAACCCAAGAGCCCAATTTTCTGCAGCATCTTCTATGTATCGCATTGATTTGCCCTTATAATCTTCAGTAAAAAACAGTTTCTCATTATTATCAAAATATTTTATATAACCATATTCTTCTTTAAAATCAAAATGGATTTCACAGTAACCCTTTCCGTGATCCGAATAATAAGTTGAAAGTTTTCTTCCCATTGGTCTACTCCTCTTGAATAAAGTTTTCTACTGAAGGATAAATCTGAGCAATTGCTTTTGCAGTTTCTATTGCTAGATCCATATGTTCTTGTTGAGTTCCGTTTGCTGAACGTAGCTCAATATAATGAATCCATGATCTAATAGTACCATTCGCATATAAACGAGAAACCGTATTGCCTTCTGGTAATATGGCTCTTGCTTGTTCTTTTGCAATACCCCTTTCTCTTGCTTCTTTATATATTCTTTTAGTATGATCAATCATAAACTGTTGCTGTGCGTGCCACCAAGCTTCAAGAGCAGTATCATCATTCTTTATACTATTTTGACGATTCTTTTCATCTTGAAGTCTGGCTTCACGAATAACAAATGCTTCTCCCATATCATTTGGATCTGCATATCTTTGAGAAAATTCTTGGAAAGAAAATGATCTATGCCGAAGAAACTGTCGAGCAATGTCTCTTGTGGTTTCAATCTCCATGGTAGCTGAAGCCATTTCAAATGGCGACCAATGTTTATGTTTAATCAAGTATGATAAAAGCTTTGGTGTTGTTTTAGTATTGGCTTGATTGCCAGGGTTTGAAACTCTAGCACAATATGCAATTAAATCTTGAATATTATCTAAACCCATAATCCCTGGTTCTCCAGAGTGCACATGTTTCATTGGTTGGCTATATGCTAATAATCTAACTTTCAATTTAAATATCCTCTATGTTGATATGAATTAATCTCATCTTTAAATTCAACCATAACCTCCAACATTTTATCATAATCTTCTTCAGGTAATAAAGACCGATATAAACTTAATCCTGTTGTTGTAAGAACAGCTGCAATCATTAAAGGTTCATTATTATTTTCAGATAAACTGTTAATAGTTTCTATAATTTTTCTATAGCAAACTTTAAAATCATTATCATCATAATCAGTCATGGGCTAATACCAAAACAAGGCAACCAACCTACATTACAATAACGAGCATAATCTTCAAGCCCTACCATAGCCATAAGAACAAGAATTGGAATACCAATAATAATAAAAACTATAATTAGAAAGGCTGGTAATAAACCTTTCGTCGTGCAGTAGTAAGTATTTTCGCTCATTGTACTTCTTTCATTACATAGGTTTTATTTTTCATATAATCAATATATGATTTACCTGAAATCCTTTGGCGAATAAAAGGTTTATTTGTTTCTGCCTTATTTGGATTTTCGATAGTAACAACAATATCTTTACCTTGTCGTAAAGCCTTTTGTTGGTTTAATACTCGCATCTGAGAATTAAGGTAATCTCTGCGCATTTCTTTACGAATAGTTTTACTTACATTTGAATGGATACCCTGAGAAACGTTTCCGCTTGATTTTCCACCTTTACCTTTAGCCATAATTTAATTCCTTATAATTTAAAACCTTCAAATTTCTTTGCATTTATACCATTATTTGTTTTATCAAATACTGGAGTATCATCTATTAATGTTTGCTCACCTTCGTGAGCATCAAATAATCTCATCTTTGATCTATCTATACCAATAACAAACCGTTTCTTATATGTAGGATCATTATATCTATTCTTTAGCTGTTTAACTGCGAGTTGTCCCATTCCCTCAAGTTCTTCTGTAGAGATAAGGGCGAACATGAGGTCTGCGGTAGCGGGTAATCCAAAAGACTCGGACGTATCTTCAAGCCCAATATCCGAGTTACTATAACCAGACCTAGTCGTCTGCGTTGCAGTAACGATCGGTAAGTCAAACTCCACTGCAAGACCTCGTAATTCTTCAGCAATTGCTTTAATGTAATTATATGAGTTGATTGCACCACCCATTCCTTTCATTCTACTTGAAGAACAGATATTCAAATAATCAATATAAATGATATCAGGCTCAAATGATTTCTTTAATTTTAACTCATTCAATAAAGCACGAAAGTGACCAGCGTGAGCTGATCCAGTCGGATATTCTTTAATAATAAGTTTACCATTTGTTTTAGATGAAAGACCTCTAACTCGTTCTGCAAACATCTCTTTACTGAGATATTCTAGCTGGTCAATTGGTACGTCAAGTAGATTTGCGTCAATACGTTCTGCTATTCTTTCTTCTGCCATTTCCATAGTAAGATATAAAACATTCTTACCTTGGTTTAGATTAGCAGCAGCACAGTGACACATAAATAAAGATTTACCAACACCAGTACCAGCAAGACAGACATTAAGACTTTTGTTTGGAATACCTCCCTTTGTAATCTTGTTAAAGTAGTCAAGATCAAAAGGTAATCTTTCTTCGTCACGGTGGTAGAATTCAAATCGCTCTTCAAAGTTTTCAATATAGTCGTGACCGATGTTGGGGTCGAACGAGACGCCGAGCGCTTTCGTGAGAATATCCGGTAAAGCATTTTTTGTTAAACTCTGATGTTTGCCATCAATGATGGAGATTGATTCCATAACAGCATTATATAAAGCACGATCTTGACACCATTTTTCTGTAGTATCATTTAACCAAGTTTCATCAGACGGTTCTTCTTCAAATAAACTAGGTATAATTTCAACAGCGTGTCTATACTGTTCGTCATTATAGTTATCAGCCTGATCAATTTCAATCTTAAATGCTTCCGCTGTCGGAAGTTTATTATACTTTGCAACAAACATTCCTGCTTGTTTAAATAACATCTTATAGACGCCTTCAAAGTAATCGGGTTTTACGAAGGGAAGAACCTTTCGCATATATTTTTCGTTAGTAAGAATATTTTTAAGAACAACTTGTTCTATATTAGTGTTCAAATTTACACCTCTTTTAAATGAATTTCTTCTTTGTTTTCTATGGAAGATTCTAATATACTATATAATAAATCACCCGCAGCCAATTGTAAACCAATATCTTCGGCTGTAAGGTCTTCATCTGGTGCTGAGATAACCTCAAAGTCAAAATGTAAGTCCAGTTCTTCGTCTTTTTCTGGAGTCTTACCATCAACACGAATAGAGCCATAACGAATCACAACCTCGTTAAACTCTCCTTCAAGTATTCTAACATTCCATACTTCATTAATATTTTCGTCTGATATTAATTCATAATCTTTATTTTCTATATACTTTCCCATTAATCTTCAACCACAATTTCATCCATATCAACAAGAGACTGGTGACCAATGCTGTATTGTTTCTTTAGGAAATCTTTAAAATCCGTTTCAGCAAAGATCGGATCCCAGAAGGACTTATCAAGAGTTCCATCGTACCGAACTTTAGATCCAACCTCTCCAGTAGATTGATCAACAGCAGCATACCAGCCATTGGAAGGCTTAACAGCATAACCACCAGCAAGAGCACAATCGAGCAAGCCAGAATAAGACTTGACACCACCTTCCCAAGACACAGTAATAGGAATTTTTGACTTTTCTTTAACATATCGTGATTTCTCCACATTAATCACAAAGTGATAACCTTGAATCTCAGTACCCTTCTTATCTTGTTGACGACCAATAATCCAAATATTATCTGCACTATAGTATATACCAGTTCCACCAGATACAATAGCTTTAGGAAATAACCCAATCTCTTGATATGTATGATTTACGGCAATAAGTGGAATATTCTTCATAGCAAGATATGGTGTACTCATACGGAATAAACCCTTAAGTGCTTTAGCACGAGACATATCTGCCACTGACTTTTCATTCTTAGCATCTTCTAATTCTTTCTTTGATGCTAAGTTACCGATAGAATCAATAACAACCACAACTTTATCATTGCGATCTAATTCTTCTAGTTGTCCAATTAAATCAAATTTTAATTCTTCAACATTAGTAATAGGTGTGTGAAGAACACGAGATGTATCAACACCGAATTGTTCAAAATAACTCTGAGGTGATCCAAACTCTGAATCATAGAATAGCATTACCGCATCTGGATATGCTTTTAAATAGGCAGCTGCCATAAGTAAGGCAAAGGAAGTTTTAAAGTGTTTAGAAGGTCCAGCAAGAACTGTAAGACCTGGGGCTAACCCACCATCTACCGAACCAGATAGCGCAACATTAATCATAGGGACATCTGTTGGAACCATGTCTTTTTCAGTAAAAAATTTAGACTCAGAAAGAACCGATGTGTGGGATAGTTTTGAGTTCTTTTTGAGTTTGTCCATAATTGACATACAATACTCCTCTGTATAGTATTAATTTATATATTATAAACCAAATTACAATAGATGTATATAAAAAATATCATATTTTTCTAATAAAAATAATGTAATAAAAATTACCAATATTGTAATTAGTGGTTTAAATAAAATCTGTAGTAATATTATTATCAGGTATATACAAATAGCATATATTAATAATTCAAGCATAACTCACGTTTTGCTCTAACTCACGAGAATCTTTTTCATATTCTTTTCTATATTCATTATTTGCACGAATAACCTCATTTAAAACACTAAACTCTTGGTTGGAAAAAGTATTAAATGCTGATGTATCTTTTGGAAAACAAGCACCGCCATAACCACGTTTACCATCAAAGCCTGGTGCTCTAGTATGTGATGTACCAATACGTGGATCTGTACCAATAGCATTTACTATATGACCGAAATTTCCACCAAATTTTTCTACTACATCATAGAATTGGTTAAACCATAAAACTTTAGTTGCTAAAAAACAGTTAAGACCGTACTTGACAAAGCTGGCTTCTGTAGCAGACATATGGAAAGCTGGGCACGGTTTACATAAACTATATTCTTTATAGATTTCTTCCAAACGTAGAGTGGTTTCTTTATGTCCACCAAATACGTGCATATCTGGATTTATAAAATCAGAATTAGCATTAACTTCTGTTAGGAATTCTGGGTTATATACAACTCTTGAACTTGTACCGCCACCTCTAGTAAGAGATTTAATAATATCGGGTGTTACTGTGGATTTAATTACTATAATGCCACTGCGCCGCTGTTTAAGTTTTTTTACAGTTTCTACTACAATAGATGAATCAATCTCGCCATTTTTACCCATAGGTGTTGGAACAGACACAAAAGACACATCTACATCTAGCGATTTAATACTATCGACGCTATTTCCATATTTAGGATCAATAATAACTTTAGTGCAGTTATAATCATTAAAACCGTGATCAATGGCTTTACCAACAAAACCATGACCAACAATTGCAATCTTTAATTTAGAACCCATCGGGATAAACTTCCTTGTAATATTTACATATAAGAGGCTCGCCATTATTTACAAGCCTATTAATTAATTCTTCTACTGATATATTATAATATAATGCAACGGTTTTGTAAAGCATTAGTTTACTCCATAATATAGTTTATACCAAGAAATAAATTTTTCAACACCTTCGCCAATCGAAACTGTAGGTTTATAACCAAGTTTTTGTAGTTTAGTTGTATCAGACCAAGTTGCTCTAGTATCAGCTGGGTGTATTGGTACAAGTTTACGTTTAGCTTTGCGGTCAAGATTAGTTTCAATGTGATCAACGAAATCAACCAGTTTTACTTGTTCTCCATAACCAATATTATATATCTCATTAAATTCTTCAGTTTGAGATAAAGATTGATTTAAAACAATAACGATACCATTCACAATATAATCAACATATGTAAAGTCACGAATCATATCACCATAGTTAAATAATTCAATTTCTTTACCGGCAACAATATTTTTGGTAAAATCAAAGAGTGCCATATCAGGGCGACCCCATGGTCCATAAACAGTAAAGAAACGGAGCCCAACTGTTCTAATAATTGAACTAGACATAAACTGTGCTTCATTAGTAAATTTAGTGTAACCATACGGATTTAATTGATAACCACATTTTTCATCTTCTTTCCATGGTAATTCATTACCAGCCATAGTACATGATGTTGATGCATATATTACGTTTTCAACATTAGCATCCACACAAGCTTCGATTAGATTTTGAGTACCAGTAACATTATTATCAATATATGTTTGTGGTTCTTCTAACGAGTGTCGTACACCTGCATATGCAGCTAAATGAATAACGGCATCAGGTTTATTAGCTGCAAAGAAAAGTTTTAACATTTCTTTTTCTTTTAAATCAAGGCGAGTTACTTCAACACCAAGATTTTTTAGATTATTTGCTCTATCTTCTTTTAGATCAACATCGTAGTAATCATTAAAGTTATCAAATGCTGTTACGGTATGACCTTCATCTATTAACTTTTGAATAAGGTGGTAAGCAATAAAACCAGCGCCGCCAGTTACTGTTATATGTGACATATTTTATTCTCCTTTATATCTCTATTATACACTATTATGGTGTTA